CACTAACAGTGAGATCACTAGCAACACCAACATGTCCTGTTGTATTAGTGATAGTAATTGATGTTGTTCCATCCTTTGCCTTAATGTTAGTTGCTTCAAGAGTAGTGACATCAATGGTGTTTGAAACAGTTAAAATATTACTACTAAATGTTAAATCTGCACTATCATTAAGAGAACCAGCAGTACCAGCAAGAACGACTCTACCAGAAGTTAAATCTGAAACTGTAGCAGAAGAGAGAACAGTTTCTCCACCGCTAATATCTGCACCACCATTGGCATCTATGGCTCCAGTGAATGTGGAGATGCCAGATATATTAATATGAGTTGCATTAAAATTATTTACAGTGCTAAGACCAGCAACGATTCCACCAGAGGTAATCGTGACCGCAGATCCAACGATTGCTCCAGTAAAGGTGCCAACACCGGTGGCATTAATATGAGTTGCATTAAAATTATTTACAGTGCTAAGACCAGCAACGATTCCACCAGAGGTAATCGTGACCGCAGATCCAACGATTGCTCCAGTAAAGGTGCCTACGCCTGTAGCGTTAATATGAGTTGCTCTAAAATTAGTTATGGTGCTAAGACCAGCGACAATACCACCAGAGGTGATTGTGACTGCTGATCCTACGATTGCACTAGAAAGCGTAGAAACACCGGTAACAATTAAATCGTCAATATTCGCAGTGCCATCTACAAACAGATCTCTCCATTCTTTGGTGGATGATCCTAAATCAAAGTTATCATCAGTTGTTGGGATTAAACTTGAGGCAAACTCACCAGAAACTACAATATCATCAGTATCGGCATCACCAAGATTGATCGTCCCTCCTCTAAAAGTTACAACACCAACAAACTCAGAGAATCCTCCAACATGAAGGTTTTGTTTAACTGTGAGATTCTTGGCAACACCCATGCCGCCATCAAGTTGAACCGATCCAGTGTTTTCGTCCCCTAGAGTATTGTCTGTTGTATTAGTAAACGTTGTTATACCTGAAAATGTAGAGTTTGCACTACTGTTTAAACTGCCACTTAGTGTAGTTACCCCACTGATTATGGTATTATTGAGAGATGATCCTGTAAATGCAGCACCAGCAGCAGTTAGGTTAACCCAACTTAATTGACCAGTGCTATCTACTCTTAAATAGTTTCCATCGACAATAGCACCAGGAAAAGTATATGTTACATCTGCAGCAAGAGAATTTGGAGATTTAAGAGCAACAAAATGCTCTCCATTGCTTGTTCCCTCAACAACTTTAACTGCACTTCCAACAGTTGTTGTTTCTTTACTCCAGTAGCGAGCAGATCCAAAAAACTTATTATTTGCAGATTGAGAAGTTAATCCAATATAAAAATCATAACTATCAGTTGCAAATCCAGGCTCACCCGCTCTAAAAGCTGGCAAGTTTGCAGACAGACCTCTTTTAAACTGTAGAACTGGTGCCGCCATTTCTATTCATTTCCTTTATAGTATTTATCTTTTTATAATATAGGGATATTATATATCTAGTTTTAAAATGTTCCTCCATCCAAATCAATTTTTTGATCAAGACTAGATTCAAGTGTGCTTACAAAAGATGTCGGTAGTCCAACATGTCCAACATTTCCGATTGAAGATGCAGCTGCTATTAAAACCTGATCTGGATCTACAAGTTCAAACTGACCAAGAGAGTGATTATAAACAACTACAAAGTTAGTTTTTGTAGAGTTTAAACTGTTTTCATTAATGCTTACATCTGACAAATCAGTAAATTTATTTGCCACTTCTGTCTCCGAAAGAACTGCATCAAACTGATTTCCACCTTGAACAAGAGAACTATTTCTATCAAGGGAGATATTTAATGAGCTAGTATCAACAATAATGTCAATATCCATAGTTTACGATTAGGATGCTAATCCTGCAGTGACTAAAATCATGCCTTCAATAATTCTAGTGATAGTTCCACCACTAGATTGAATTACACAATCATAGTAATACCTACCAGAATCCAAGTTAGATGTTGTGGCATTAGATAAAGTAAGTGTTACTTTACCAGTGGCAGTTACAATACTAGTTGTAAATGTAGTAATACCAACAGTTGCTGATGGGTGTTTAGCCATTTTTGCCGTAGCTGTGTATCCGGTTAGAGGAAGCACAGTGCCATCTGGGTTTTTAACAGTGAATGTACTAGTAAAATTAGTACCTTGTTCTATTGTCAGATTAACAGATCTGGCTGACATGACACATGATTTTATTGATTATTTATGTCTTTAGACTTCAATAACTTTTGTAACTCTGCTGTTGATCCTATGAATAGAGCGTTATTAACAGTTGTTGGTCCTTTTTGAGTATTTTCCTCTTCAATATCTTTTAGTTTCTTTTGAAGATCCATTAATTTTTCAGTTGCCTCTGAGACATTTTTAATCAGTTGACCAGCAACTTCATATGCTCTTGGCATTTCACTTTCTTGTGCGAGTTCAAGAATCCCATTAATTGCCTCTTGCCCCTTTTCAATTAATGAATAAAGATTTCCTCTACTATATTCATAGTCTCTTTGAATATCTGTTTTTTTAGAATCTTTTTCTAAAATAATGTCAGTTATTTGAGATTGCACTTCTTTAGGCACAATCTCCGTAGAGACATTAAAGGTTTTATTTAAATCATCAAAAGTCTCTGTCTTCATTAAATATCCTCACGACGAGAGGGACTATATTCTTTAAAGTCTTGGAAGAATGATAGTGTCTCATTAAATCCAAAATCATCTCCAACTTCGATCAGTTCTGTATCAGAAGCAGTAACTACATTAATGTATGATCCAATCGGATGTTCAATCGCTTCTGTTCCATCTTTTGCTCTCTCTACGATTATATGTGTTCCATCAATTTTAGTGATTCTCATTTGTTCACCATTAATGTTAATAAAACTTTTTTGACTTAGACCTGCAACACTACTTACTTGAATATTAGTTGTAACTTTACTTACGTTTTCAACAACTGTGGTTGTTTGATCTACGTTGTAATCACGAACAGCACGAGGAGCAACACTATAACGTTGCTCTCTTCTTGTTTGTGAAGGATCAACTCCTGTCATGTAATCAATAGTAGCTGTTTTAATGATGCCAGTTGCAGTGTTAACTGGACCAAACAGATAAGTTTTAGCAGTAAATGATAATGTATAATAAATCACTCTTCTTGTAGAAAAATCTCCCTCGTAATCATCTCTCATTGTGATTCGATCAAGAATCACTGGAATATCTCTTTTTTCACCGATATCGCTAATCAAATTTACAGTCATGGTGTATGCAGGTTGAAAATATGGTAGAATCTGTTCAATAATTTGAAGACAATCATCATTTTGTTTTGCCATAATTGACAACTCAAACTCCATATTATATGGGACTGGCATATAAACTTTTTTGGACGCAGTTTTATCACCTAAACTTTTTACTGACTGAAATGTTTGAGTTGTAGTAACTTTTCTACTTGGATCATAAGTTAAACTTGTAAACTCAAATGACATTCTTGGCAATGACAGTTGAACTGGTTTATTGAGATTTTCTGCTTGTTGAATTCTCGCTAAAAATTTCTGAGTTGGTCCATATGCCAATGGAACTTTCATTACACTAACATCTTGTCCTGCACTATTAGTGTGTCGAACGTAAATGTTATTAAATAAAGTACCGAAAGAAATAACGGTCTTTCTAAGAATTTGGTGATAAAAATACTCAAACATAATGCAATAACTCTATTACTAACTATTTAACAAAATTAAACTTCCCCGAAAGGATTCCTCTCAGTAAAATCAAGAATAGCATCTGCACTAGACTCTATGATTTTATTTTGATTATATTGATCCACTAGATTATCCTTTTCCGTTTGTTTCAGTCTGTATTCAGCACCAGACTCTAATCCTCTGATGGTTTCATTTATTGTGAAGTTACCTGTTGTAATGCCAACTTTTACAATTCCTGTTGTGGCATCCCAAGATTTAACACGAGCACGGGTGCTTGATGCCACTCCCATCAGTTCCTCATTAAAGATATATGTTCCAAGACCTGCAGTTCCAGGTGAAGAAATTGTGATTGTTGGTGTGGAAACATACCCACGACCAGCATTTGTAAGACGAATACTTTGTATCTGTCCATCTGTCATAATAGGAACAGCAGTAGCTCTTGTGTGTCCAACTCCAGCTGATGGATCACTAAAGGTTATTGTTGGAGTTGTCGCATAGAACGCACCAGCGTTTGTAACTGTTACAACACCAACCCCACTAGAGGTTATGCCACATGTAGCCGCTGCTCCAGAACCACCACCAGCAGAGGTTGGGAAGAACAATATAACAGGAGCACTAGTATATCCAGCACCAGGATTAATAAACTGAACCTGATCAACACCACCAGAAGTAGCAGCAATTGCAACTGCGGATGCGGTTGTTCCACCAGATACAGGATTGCCTAAAACAACACGCGGAGGTAATGTATATCCATTACCATCATTGTTAATGAATACTTGTTGAATGGCACCATTAATCAGGGTCGTAATGGCAGTTGCAGTTGTCCCAACTCCAACAAGAGTGAGTTCTTGAATATATCCATCTTCTTCTATGTTGTCGTCAATATCATTGATTCCAGTATCAATAACTTCATCCTCATAACGGAACAACTCACACTTTAACTGATAGGTATATGTTTTTTGTAGTTGATAAAATGGTTGTTCATGCTCTACGAACTTAATTTCAAAAAGTCTATCTCCCAATGGAAAATGAATTAAATCACCCTCTTTAGGACGAGTTGAAAGAATACCACTCGGATCATTTTTAATGACAGGTTGAACTTTCTGTTCAAATCTTTCTTTAGAGATGATTAAAGTAAGATCATCCATTGGTTGAATACCAAACTTAGTCAGAAGCTCTCCTTGCCCCTGATATCCATCATAA